CAGCCTGACACAGCCAGGAGGCCTTAGAGCCTCAAGAGGTGTCTGGAGAGATCCATAAATCGAATCGATGCTGTTCGTGTCGTTAGCGAAAGCTATGTTTTACTTCATCCGAGATGACAAAGTAATGGCTTTAATGCCACAACAAGCTCTTGCCCGACGCTACCGAGCAATCGGTTTTAAGCCCGAAGAATACATGCCTTTAGTGCGGTTGATAGGGTTTTGGGCGACTCATTCTGGTGAAGAGTGGACCGTCCAACGCCTGAAGGACCTGCGCCAGCTTTATCTTCATGATGTAGCTGGTTTGCCCTACGTGTGTGAAACACGTATTGCCCTCGATTCTCGAGGTCATCCACAGGGCCCCTTTTCTGTGTTCTTTACAAAACGCAGGAAAGGCTCGCGTTGGTTCGCGAAGTCGTGGTCGGCCTTAATGGTCTACACCGGTTTCGTCAGCGCAAAGGTGACACCTGGTCAGACACGAAAGTTTTTGACAGGCGTGCGGCGGGAAGCACCCACCACAGAGGGCCTGTGTCCAGCAATGGACATGGTGTCCTTAGGCGTTCGGGACGTACAATGGCGTCCACGGCCGCCGGCCCCGAAAGGGGATGATATACTGGACTTCGTGCCTAGGGAGGCAAAGGAAAGAAGCGTACTACGGAATCGTACACCAGAGGTGAACTCCATCCTCGCAGAGGCTACCAACCTTATGCGTTTTCTTGGAACTCTGGGTGAGGTCCCCGATATAGTCAGGGGTACCTTAGAGTCCGTCATGCTCCCTCGTCACCATTTTCTCCTCCGATCAAAGGAATACGGAGGGAAACCCGTTATCGGGCATGTATCGGCTGTCCAAGAGCCTGGCTATAAAGCCAGGTTCGTGGCGTCCCCTTATCCAGCTGTTCAGCAGATGTTTCGACCTCTGCACAATTGGATGGCAGACGTCAATCAGCATCTGGTAGGTAACTATCAGTTTGACCAAGCCGCCGGCTTACAGTTTGTCCAAGACAAATTGCGACAGACTGGGTATGCTGCTTCAGTTGACCTGAGCGGTTATACCGACAATTTTCCACTTAAACTACAAACCCTAGCTTTGACTGAGCTAGGGGTGGATTGGCAGTGGGTGCGGGCAGTAGAGATTTTCTCAACTGCTCTATGGACTGTTTCCAGTCCATTGCAGGATTCATTTTCTGCATTTGCTCAGGCACCTCTGTACTGGATTTCATGGACGGTGGGTCAGCCTTTGGGCTTGATCTACTCGTTTAACCTTGCCACAATAGCCCATTGGTCATTGTGTCGGGGCATCCAGCGGTCTTGCACCGTTGGCCATGGGAATGATCCAGAAGTTGTCATTGTTGGCGACGACGTAGTGTGGTTTTGTCCCACCTGCGCACGACGATACATGTTCATCATGCAGCAAATGGACTGTCCCATCTCTCT